TATCAGCAATCGCCGAAGCCGATCGGAGGCAACGTATTCAAAGAAGAAGGACTGCGATACTACTACCCCAAAGACTTACCGAAAAAATTCGACAAGATCATTGCTTCCTGGGATTGTACTTTCAAAGACACCGACGGGACTGACTTTGTTGTAGGTCAAGTCTGGGGCAAGCGTGATGCTAATGTGTATTTGCTCGATCAAGTGCGCGCAAGAATGTCATTCACCAAGACGTTAGGGTCGGTTGTCGATCTTTGCGAGAAACATCCGCGTATCCGTGAGATTCTGATCGAAGATAAAGCTAACGGGCCGGCCGTCATCGATACGCTCAAGGCTACAATATCAGGGATTATCCCGGTCGAACCGGACGGATCAAAGCTTGCGCGCGCCCATGCTGTAACGAGTTATTGGGAAGCCGGCAATGTGTGGCTACCACACCCTGACGTTGCGCCGTGGGTCAAAGATTTAGTTTCTGAATTGACTTCATTTCCTGCTGCGTCGAATGACGATCAGGTCGACGCGCTTACTCAAGCATTAAGGCGCTTGTATCCTTTGTTCAATAAGCTTAAGATTAGCGAAAATTTACTGAAGCGGATTGCCGGATGAAATACGAAAAGCTGATTGCCAAAGTCGCAATGGACGAATTGCCAGCCAAAAGCTATCCGATTCAAGCACCAACTATTCATCCAAGCGTCGTACCAAAAGGCGAGAATGCGCCGGTCCTCTTTGCCCAAGATTCTTACGATTACGCTTCGGCAGTCTACAACGGTCAAGGTTTTCCAGGTTATTCCTATTTATCTCAGCTAGCGACTCGCGCGGAATATCGAGCATTCGCAGCGGCTATGTCCACTGAGCTGACCCGCAAGGGCATTGAGTTCACTAGCAAACAGGACGACGATGATGAGCGGATCGCCCAGATTGAGAAAGAGTTCGATCGACTCAAAGTCATGCAGGTTCTATCTTGTGCCGCACAGCATGATTGCTATTTCGGGGCGGCGCATTTATACCTTGACATCAAGGACGCGGACATCACGACTCCTCTAGTTATCGATAAACGAACGATTCCGCAAGGCAGCCTGAAAGGCATTAAAACCGTAGAGCCGATATGGACAACCCCGAGCGCTTACAATGCTAGTGATGCAACGCGGCCTGAGTGTGTCAAGCCGGCACAAAGGGTCATGCTTGGTAAGCGAATCCACGCGTCCAGGCTGCTCACAGTAATCACGCGGGAATTGCCTGACATTCTCAAACCGGCGTTCAACTTCGGCGGTATCAGTTTATCCCAGCTTGCAGAACCCTATGTGGATAATTGGTTACGAACGCGGCAAAGTGTAGCAGACTTGATCAATACCTTTTCGATCACTGTTCTGGCTACCAGCATGGAGCAGGTTTTGCAGGATGACGAAGAGGCCGGACTAAACTTGCTCAATCGTGCTACTTTGTTCACTAAACTCAAATCAAATAAAGGCTTGATGCTTCTCGACAAAGAGCGGGAAGAAATTGCACAGGTCAATACTCCATTGAGCGGACTGCACGAACTTCAAGCGCAATCGCAGGAACATATGTGCAGCGTGTCGCGGATACCGACGATTATCTTGACCGGCATATCCCCGAGCGGACTGAATGCTAGTAGCGAAGGGGAAATCCGCGTCTTTTATGATTGGATCGCAGCGCAACAGGAAGCTTATTGGCGCAATCCGCTTGAGATAATTCTCGCGGTTGTCCAGTTGTCTTTGTTTGGTGAGATTGATCCGGATATAAGTTTCCGGTTTGTTCCGCTGTATCAATTGAGCGAATTGGAGGAAGCCGATGTGCGCTTGAAGAACTCTCAAACTGACACCAACAACGTAAACATCGGGGCCATAGCTTCGGATGAGGTTAGAGATAGGCTCGCGCGCGATGATAATAGCGGTTACTCGGGGCTGGATTTGAATAAAGAGATTGTGCCGCCCATGCTGGACTTACCTGATGACCAAGACGGCGAGAGCGACGCACGCTAATCGTGGAGTCGAAGCGGCATACCGGAAAGCATTGACTGCTTTAATCGCGGAAATGCACGGTAGCGTTGCTTATTGGGTTATCGCTGGGTATCGCAAGACTCCTCCGGTATTGGCTCATGATTCTACGCCATCGCAGCAAATGCGGAAGGTTTTGGATGATCTGGCGGAACGGTGGAAGCGCAAGTTTGAAGACGCTGCGCCATACATTGCGGAATTATATTTGCGCAAAATGTTCAATTCGAGTGATAATAGTTTGAAACAGGCACTTAAGGATGCCGGGTGGTCGGTAAAGTTTAAGATGACCCCTGCGGTGCGTGATGCGTTCAATGCTTCGCTTGCGGAAAATGTAGGACTGATAAAGTCGATTCCTGAGAAATATTTGCAGCAGGTTGAAGGCATTGTGATGAGGGCATACAGTGGAGGTCGGAACCTGAAGGAAATGACTGGAGCTATTGCAGAATTGTATCCTGCTGCGAAAGACCGAGCAACATTGATTGCGAGAGATCAATCGAATAAAGCGAATAGCGTAGTCAATCGCACTCGGCAACTTGAACTTGGAATAAAACGCGCAAAATGGATGCATTCACACGGCGGCAAAGAACCAAGACTGGACCATCTTGCTGCGGACGGTAAGGAATACGATATTGAAAAGGGATGTTTGATTTCAGGTGAATACATTCAGCCGGGCGAGATGATAAATTGCAGATGCACAAGCAGGCCAATATTGCCTTAGACCGATCAGCGCGAAGCTTTGACGCTGACGGCCGCCTTCACATCGATAAATCGCACATATCGAAAGCGAACATTTGCCCCTATTATGGGCGCGAGATACCGGGAAGTGACATTCTCGGCCTTGATCTCGATAAAGTTTATCAATTGCTGCGTGATCCGGATGAGCTTGCAAAGGCCGCACCCACGTTCGCCCGGCTGCCAATCCTGTCCGAGCATATCCCAGTCAGCGCGGATGAGCCGCGTCAAGATTTAATCGTAGGTGCCATCGGATCGGACGTGGTCTTCAATGCACCCTATCTTGATGCTGATCTGAGTATATGGGATGCGAAAGCTATAGCAGGTATAGAAACTGAAAAAATAATGGAATTGTCTTGTGCTTACCGTTATGTGCCGATCATGGAGCCGGGTGAGTATGACGGCATTCCGTATGACGGACGAATGACGGAGATACAAGGGAATCACTTAGCGCTCGTTGAAGTCGGCAGGGCGGGAAGTGACGTTGTGGTTGCTGACTCTAACCCTTTTAATTTTAAGGAATCCGCTATGAAAATGACCAAACTGGGTAAAGCCTTGTTTGCGGCGATCTGCGCGGTCTCACCTAAGCTTGCGGCGGATTCCGCTGTTCCAGCTTTGCTGAGTGACGCAGACCGCAAAACATTTGACAAGGCAAAAGTAAGAGAGGCGTTGGTCGCTCTTGATGCCACGTTGAATCCGCAGCAATTGGATAATGTGATCGATGCGCTGCTTGATGTTGAGCAGAATCCGGCACCGACAGTCAACGACGAATCGCCAGCCGATAAGATACGATCGATGCTCGCAGGTAAAGTTGACGATGAAACGATCAACTCAATTCTTGCGCTCATCAGCGCCCCGGCTCAAGCTGCCGATGCGAGTGACGATAAAGACGAGGACGATGACAAAATGAGCAAAGAAGAAGTGACTAAGGCAATGGACGGCTTGCGTGCCGAGTTGCTTGAAGCGGAACAGGCCCGGCGCGATGTTCGCCCGGTAGTCGGCGATGTTCTCGGCATGGACAAGGCTGGTGATATTTATAAGTTCGCCTTGGATCATCTAAAAGTCGAGCACAAAGACGTGACTGACGCTAAGGCTTTGCGTGCATTGTTCAAAGTCGCGTCCACAACGAAACCGGCAGAGCCTAAATTTGCGCATGACGGCGCGACTAGCGTGGTTGCTCGGTTCCCTGGACTTAAACGCATAGGAGGCGCTTAATCATGTCAGGATTTCAAAAACAAGTTAATTCACAACAAGCGCCAGCGACCGAAGGGGATTTTGCTTCAACGAATCCTCGCGCTTCGGTATTGGCGGGTGAAGGTGCGTTAGTCGCCGGTGTTGGTGGCGTGACTGTTGGTAAGTTTGCATGGTTACAGTCTGACGGCAATACTGTACTGAGTTATGGTACGGCTCCCGCTGCACCAAACGGTTTCTGCGCACGCACACAGCAAGGCCAAATTCAGACCTACCTGCAAGAAGCCGGCACGAATATTCCGGCAGGTTTCCCGGTAACACTGTTCAATTCTGGTGATTTCTTTGCCAAATTGACCGGCGCAAACGCGGCGAATATTGGCGATGCCATTTACGCCACTTACGCTGATGGCTCGGTTACCGCAGGCGCGGCGGCTACCGGAGCGAGCGTTACTGGCAGTATCGGCGCAACAATGACTGCCGCGATCGGTTCGACGTTCACGGGTACTGCTTCTGGCGCAACATTAACGGTAGCTTCGATTACTGGCTATTTGAGCGTAGGCGATGTGATCAGTGGTACGGGGGTTCCTGCTGGAACTACAATTATGGAGCAGCTAACCGGTACTGCGGGCAGCAACGGTACGTACCGTACCAGCACGGCTACCACTGCTTCTTCCGCTACGGTAACCTCGTTCGGAACGGTCATCAATGTTACTGCGATTACCGGATACCTGAGCGTAGGGGACACGTTGTCAAGCGGCGGCGTCGTGACCGCGCAGTTATCGGGTACAGCCGGTGGTACGGGTCGTTACAGCTTTACCCCTGCCGCTACCGCTTATCTGGCATCCGGCACGGTGACCGCTTACGGCACGGTGCTTAATGTTACCGCTGTTAGTTCTGGTACTCTCGCAATCGGCGATCCGGTCAGCGGAAATGGCGTACCGACAAATGCGGTAATATCGGCATTTATCAGCGGTACTTATGGTGGCGCGGGTCGGTATCGACTCAGTGTGGCTGCAAGCGCATATGCTGCAAGCACCACGGTTACCGCGACTGCTGGCGTTCTCACTTCATTCAAAGCGATGTCAATCGCTGCGGTAGGTGAACTTGTTAAAATTTCTACACGGAGCTAACCGCCATGAAACGAGATTTCCATGAATTAGAGCAATATGGCATCCATTTTATGGGTGTCAATCCTGATTGGCAGGCGGAAGGCGTAGCGCGAAACTATAACTACGCGATGGATGCCCAGCCAGCCATGATTACGGTGAGCAACAGCGGTATTCCGTCATTCTTGAGTACCTTTGTCGATCCGAAGCTTATTGAAGTGACGTTTTCACCGATGCGTGCTGTCAATGTTGTCGGCTTGGACAATGAGGTTAAAAAGGGTGATTGGACTACCGACACCGCAATGTTCACGATGATTGAGTCTACCGGGCAAGTTTCAAGCTACGGGGACTACTCGACCAACGGTGTCGCTGATGTAAACTTTAACTTCCCGCAACGTCAAAGTTATCATTACGAAGTGATGACGCAATGGGGTGAGCGTGAACTTGAGCGTGCTGGATTAGCGCGAATCGATCTGGCTAACCGTAAGAATATCGCTTCTGTTCTGACTTTGAACAAATTCCAGAACAAATCGTATTTCTTCGGTATTACCGGGTTGCAAAATTATGGATTATTGAACGATCCTAACTTGACCGCAGCGATCACGCCAAACACTAAAACGGCGGGCGGAACCGGATGGGCGAATGCTACGGTAGCGGAGATTCTCAACGATATTACCAAGCTGTACAAGCAAGCGGTGACGCAAGCGAACGGCTTGATCGACATGAGTACTCCGATGACCTTGGCGATGTCGCCTACTGCGCAAGCAAATCTGGCTAAAACTACTGATTTTAACGTCAACGTTCCAGCCCAGATTAAGCTTAACTATCCTAACTTGGAAATGGTAGTTGCGCCTGAGTATGCTACTGTTTCCGGTGAATTGGTTCAGTTGATCGTCAAGGATTTGGAAGGTCAAGCGACAGTTAACGTTGCGTTCACTGAAAAGCTGCGAGCACACCCGATCGTTGTCGATTCGAGTTCGTTCAAGCAAAAGAAAAGTCAAGGTACTTGGGGCGCGATTATCTTCCGTCCTTTCTTGATTTCTCAAATGCTTGGTGTTTAAGTTCTAAAATTGCCCTGGGAGATTATTAAATATGAAAAAAGTTATTATCGGTTGCAGATTACCACACGGTATTATTTTGGAACATGCTGGTCGCAGTGTAGAGCTTAACGGTCGCAATAAGCACGTGTTTGCTGGCGTGTATGTTCCTGAGTTTGACTACGGTACGACTGAAATTGACGCGGATTTTTGGGAAGCATGGATCAAAGAGCATCCGACGTTCCCGGCAGTATTGTCTAACGCCATTTTTGTGGCTAAGAACGAAGCCGATCTGAAAGCGATCGGGAACGAATTGAAGCAGGAGAAAACCGGGATGGAACAGCTTGATCCGACCAAAGAAACCGAAGTAACGCCGCTTGACAAGAAATAATGGCAATCGTAACGTTCGACGCTACTTCCTTCAAGACTCGCTACCCTGAGTTCGCTGCTGTCAGCGATTCCAGGTTGCAAGCGTGTTTCGATGAGGCCGGGCTGTATCTGGCGAATACTGACAGCAGCATTGTTCAGAACATACCTAAGCGGACGTTGTTGCTGAACATGCTTACCGCTCACGTTGCGTTCATTGGCGGTGCATTGAGTGCTGATGGTCAGACAAGGCCGGTAGGAAGAGTATCTCAGGCCGGGGAAGGCAGCGTGAATGCTGCATTTGAAGGTCCTCCGCCGGGATCAGCGCAATGGTTTCAGCAATCGCAGTACGGCGCTGCATACTGGCAGGCTACTAGCAATTTGCGCGGGTTTAAGTACATTTCCAATCCGACGACATGGTAAGCAAGACCGAACAATACCTAATGGATTTGGCTGCTAAAATGGGCAACGGATCAGTGTCGGTTGGATTCATTGAAAGTGAAGAATACCCGGACGGCGAGAGCGTGCCGGAAGTGGCGTTCAAGAATGAGTTTGGTATGCCGTCAAAGGGTCAGCCGCCCCGCCCGTTCTTCCGTCGCATGATTGCCAAAGAATCGCCGAATTGGGCACCCAGAATGGCGCGATTGTCACAGCAAAATGGATTTGACGGTCAGCGGGTGCTTGGTATCATGGGCGAGGATATAAAAGGCGGACTGCAAGAAAGCATAAATACCTTGACTGAACCGGCATTATCGCCGGCAACCATTGCACGCAAAGGGTTCTCGAAGCCGTTAATTGACACGTCACATATGCTCAATTCTATAACTTATGAGGTCGAAGAATGAATATCATCCACACTGCCGAGGTTGACCGGGGATATTTCTCAATCAGAGAATTGCATGGCACTTATTATTTGCATATGAAAACGCCATATCAGAAAGAACAATGTATTACTTTGACCAAAGATCAATATCAGGCGCTAGTTAAAGATTTAGCTCGTACTCAGGCGACAAATGGACCTACGCGGGATAGCAAATAACGTATCGAACACAGTGAACGGGAATACTCCCGTAACCGTGTTACGCTCGACCGGGTACACTATTGGTGTAGGGCGTAAGCAAGTTCCGACATACGCTGCGCCGGTATCAGGGTTCGGACAAATGCAAGCGCTTGACGCTAAAGACTTGCAACAGCTTGA